ATTATCGATGAAGCTCTTGATAAAGTTAACTGCAAAGAAAAACATTTTGTAGAAGGTAATCATGAAAATTGGTTAAACTTAACTGTTAAAGAACATCCATATCTACCTCAATACTTAGTGCCTAATGCATTAAAATTAAAAGAAAGAGGTTATGAATACTCTCCTATGGGTCAATATTTAGACATAGGAAAACTTAGCTTTTATCATGGGCATCACTATGGAGGTCAATATCATACAGCAAACCATTTAAGAAAGTTAGGATGCAATATAATGTATGGTCATTGGCATGATTTACAGCATATGTCTGCAACACATAAAGATGGGCCAATAGGAGCTTGGAGTATAGGTTGTTTAAAAGACATGTCTGATGAAGTCAATGCTTGGCTTGGACATAGAAAAATTAATTGGGCACACGCTTTTGCTATAGTAGATTATTATGACAATGGTAGATTTACTGTAGATGTAGTCCAAATAATAGATGGAAAGGCTAGAGTATGGGGCCAATTAATAGATGGAAATAAATAATGGATTGGTTACAAATATTAGAAAGATATGGTGTACCGTTAGTAGTTGCAATAGCATTTTGGTTATTTATACAAAAACAAAATAAATACATTCAAGATGAATTGTCAAAAGAACTAAGAGAATCTTTTGGTAGAGTTGAAGGAATATTAATAAAGTTAATAGACCAACAAAAGAAAATGCAATTAGAGCAAAAAGGTATAGAAAATAGTTTTAAAACACTAGTTACTATAATAGCAGAACTTAGTGGTAATGGATTAAAAGATAAGTTTTTAAGAATGCAAGAGAGAAATGAAAACAAAAAATACTAAAGATGATTTAATTTTATCACATCTTGAATACATCAGAACAAGAGTTGATGAAATAAATGGTAGAGTTAGACAAAATGAAAATCAAATATCTTGGATAAAAGGTATAGGTTCTTCATTTGTTTTTGTTGTAAGTGTAATACTTGCATGGTTAGGATTAGAAAAATAATGGATTTTATTATGGAACATTTTAGAGATTTGTTATATTTTATGGCAGGATTTATGACTACATTTTGCTTAGGATATATGTTGCATAAGGAGGAATAATGATACAAGCGATTTTAGTTAAAATGATATTCAATGGTATTTATAAGGCCATACAAAGAAAACATAATTTAAATAAAATAGATGATTATGTTAATAAACCTAATGAACTTGACAAACAAATGAAGCAAGTTCAAAAGAATTTAAATAAGGCTTTAAAATACATAGAAGTATTAGAGAAAGACGTAGGAACGTTGAAAAATGATTCTCATCCACCTATAAAAGGACTGGAGAGAAGATTGAGAAAACTAGAAAAAAAATAGGAGTATAATATGGAATTTATACAAGCAAACTGGGAATGGTTTTTATTAGGATTTATGGTAGTAGAAAAAGCTATTAAATTAAGTCCAAGTAAAAGTGATGATATGTTACTTGATATGATTATTAAGCCAATAATAGAAAAAATAAAACCTAAAAAATAATGGCTAAAACTGTTTGGAAAATAGATAAATTTGAAGGGGGTTTGAATGATTATTCAGACCCCAAAGATATCAAGTCTAATGAATTTGCTGATATTAATGATGCCTTTATTGGAAAGGCTGGTTCAGTAAGACCTTTAGGTAGATGCATTAATAGTGATATTATTCCAAAAACAGATATTAAAAATGATATAATAGCAGGTGAAGGGGCATATGCATTTAAAACTAATTATGGATTTAATATTATACAAGATGATTTATCTGAAAATACTCAATATACATTAACTCGTACTCAAACAGCTAATAATGGAGAGTATGCTAGAGCTCGATTTAAAATAGTATCTATGGTATGGGCTTTTACTAGTTCTAATGACCTCTATGCTAACCACAATGAACCTATGGCCAACCATGATGATTTAATTATGAGCCAAGGAGCTTTAAAACTTACAATGTATTTAGGCTCAACTGCTATTACTGCAGAGCAAACTGTTTTGACTTTTAATGGTGATTCTGATGGAAGTTCTAGTTGGTTTGATGATGCAACAAGAACTAGTCCTCCTGGAAGTGAAGGAAGTGCTGGATATTATGGTGACGGTGATGCTGCTAAAAACTTTGCTTATCCTTATAATATATGGACCCATCATTCAAATCAAAGCAATATACTATATGATGTTCCAGGAAATAGTTACGACCATATATTTGGAGGATATAATCCAACATATGAACAAGATATAAATCTTAATAGTCTTTTTTATTCAGATGGTAGTATGACCTCAAGTCAGAATAATTTGTATATACTGCAACCTCCAAATGGTATAGTTCAAAATGGTAAAAATTCTTATGATAAACCTTTAGGAAACAATGCTAGATTTGGAGTAGGTCCTTATTATTTTGAAGGATATACTGTAAGTGATTTTCCAATAACAAATACTTATTGGGATAACCGTCCTTGGGTTGGTCAATCACGATATGCGTCTAGCGTTGGAATTATGACAGAAGAGGGTAGAATAAATCAAACTAGTCAAATTATTAAACCTCATGTTCCAGAATATAGTACAAATGCAGGAGGTTTTTATAATAATGAATTAACTGGTAATTTATTTAATGAATATAATCCACTAATTGCAGCATTATACAAAAATTTAAAGGCATCTATTAATGCATATACATCAACAAGTGGCATAGTATGTACTTGGACTGATGGAGATAATGATGACCAATTAGCTGGATTAGAAATTAGAGCTAACACTGTAGGAACAACTTTTAATAACGCTAATATAGAATTTACTTTAAATTCTTCAGGACTTGAAGGAACTGTTACTCAAGTTACACAAACAAGAGGAACAACTAATTTAAACTTATTAACAACTGCAGATAGAGAAGGAGATACGATAGATGTTGATAAAGAAAATGGAGTTGTATTATCAGGACAAACATATATGTCTGGTGGAGCAGTTGCACTAGCAGATACATACACTATTACTTTTTCAGGAGGATTTAATAATGGTGATGAAATATTTATATCTGTTAATCCAACAGGAGCAAATGTTACAGCTACTAATTTGCAAGTAAAAAACATGTATGCTAGTTTAAATGATTTAGCGTCAGCAGTAGCGACTGCAATAAATACTGTAAGTACTATAAGTGCTAGTTCTGACGGTGCTGTAGTTACAGTTACAGGAACAGCAGGGACAGCAAATGGATTTAATATAAATATGATAGTAACCCCAGATATACATTCTAATATTTTTCAAAATATATTTTATGACCGAACTCGAGAAGATAAACAATATATTTTATTAAATAAATCTGGAGATTTACATATTGGTTCATCTATTAATTATAAAAGTAATTTTAAAATATATAGTACAAATAATTCTTCATGGCTAGATATATTTTCAGATGAAAATTCTAGTTTAAATCCTTTGCAATCAAGTTTTCCAACTACTTCTTTTTTTGATTGGTATTACACATCTAATAATGACAATAAACCATCAATAGTAAGTAATGGAGAAAGAGTATTTCTTAGTGATGGAAATTTTAGTTTAAATAATAATAATAAATACTTTGGTTTTATAGATAATAGTTATTTTTTCAGTAATCCTAATGTTGATGATTTTGATAATAATGGATTTACATTTGTAGGAAGAACATTTGGATGGTTTTTAGAAGATTCTGCTAAAAAATGGACATTTACACAAGGCTCAACAATAAATTCTTTATGGACTTTTCCAGACAAAATGGGTGTTAGAATAGATGCAAATAGTAGTATTAGTACTGCACATAATGCTGATGAAGCTAAAATGGAATTTAAAATATATACAGCAACAGGTGATGGAATAGATTGGTCAGGAAAAATAAAAGTATATTTAGCAGCTGTATATGATGATGGGACAGAATCACTCCCTGGACATCAATTTACTTTTTCAGGAGGAAGTCAAACACTTGATTTATCTGCAGATGCTTCTAGTTTAAAAATAGAATGCTCTATTAGACCTCAAAATGATAGTGGTCAATATTTATTTAATGATAGAAGAATAACAGGAGTAAGATTATATTATACTAGTGATGAAGATGATTATGAAATGTTTTACAATTTAGGGTTAGCAGATTTTAATAAAGGATTTATTAGGGCAGCAGAAATACAAACATTAGATGATACTACTGGAAATGCTTCAAGGTATGTTTGGTCAGATAATGGACAAACAGGAGCAAATGCAGTTAGATTATGGGATATGGATGCTGCTAGCAATAATCAAATAATTGAATACACAACACAACCAAGAATGGATGATTATGTTAGTATAAATGAAATAGAGCTAACTACTAGTTCAATGCCTACAACTTTAGATGTTAGATATAAAGCTATTTGTATAGCTGGAAGAAGAGCATTTATTGGAAATTTAAAAATTGTAGATAATAATGGGACAAAATATTATAACGATAGAATGATATTTAGTCCTCAGAATAATTTTGATATATTTCCTAATTCTGATAGCAATATATTAGAAATAGAAACTTTTGACGGTGATGAGATAATTGCATTAGCTTCTTATGGAGATAAAGTTTTACAATTTAAAAAAGATGTTTTATACATATTAGATATATCAGGCGAAGCTTCTAATTGGTCTGTTGAATCTAGAGACCTTTATAAAGGTATATTAAATAACCATTCTTTTTGTGAAACTCTTGAAGGTATTTTTTGGTTTAATAAATATGGTGCTTATATGTATAATGGAGAAGAAACTATTAATTTATTTTTAACTGAAAATGAAGAAAAAACTACTAATAGAATTAATTTAGAAACTTGGGAAAGCTTTGTATCTTCTGAATCTGTATGTGGATTTAATCCAAAATCTAGAGAAATATTTGTTGTTAAAAAAACTAACCAAACAAGCAATGAATCAGATGGTGATTGTTATGTTTATAATCTTATGACTAAATCTTGGGTTAAAGGTTCTGATAAATTTTATACAGGAGGTAAAATAACTAATTTTATAAACGTAGGAGATTTAAGACAATTAGGATTTTTTACATCTGTAGACCGAATACCAGCTGTTCCTAAAGGAGAAAGCAATAACCCAGGAGTTCCTTTTTAATGGCAACTAAAGTATCAGGATTAAGATTGTGGGAAGAAACAGCGTCTGAAGCTGTTAATAGAGATTTTACAATTCAAACTAAACTAAATGATTTTGGAAATCCTTTATATAAAAAAAAGATATATGGTTGGTATGTTAATCTTACTCAAGGCTCTTCTAATAAAGTTTTTACTTTTTCTTTATATTGGAGAGAAAATACTACAGATGCATGGAAGTATTTAGGTTATTTTTCTAATGTTTCTAGTTCTGCTAGTTCTACAACTGATAATAGTCATTATTATACAGAGCAGTTTCCAGGCTTTGGAGTTAAGACATTACAAATTAAACTTGTTGGAAATTATGTTTCTGGAGATGTTGGAATTAATGATTTTGGTATAATGTATAGAAATTATAGAGAATCATCAGGAGAAAGATTTGATGAAACTTAAAAACGTCAAATCTAAATTAAACAGAAAACAAAAAGCTTTTTCTAGTGGAAAGGGTACACCTAGTTATAAAGAAGGCTCAAATGGAGATATTACTGTAAGAAATATTTCAGGCAAGGGTTTATTCTTGTATTACAAATATCAAGGAAAATGGTACTCTACAAGGCTTAATAAAATAAATCCTAAATATGCTGAAGATAAAGAATCTGTTGTTATTCCTAAAGGAAGAAAACCTAGAAAATCTGGAGAATTAACATTACATTCAGGTAATTTAAAAGCTAAAAAAAAAGAAGGTGTAACTAATCAAGTTGCAACTATGAGCAGTTCTAATATTCTTGATATAAATGAAATACAAACTCAAAGAACTACTACTACAGGAATGGGAACTGATAATGGAGGAACGTCAGATTTTAAGTTAGTAAATACAACAGGACATAGCTATATACATATTGAAACTCAAGGAAGTTCTTATGACCCATATATAATGTTTGCATATAGACAAGTTGGAGAATCAGAAGCATTAAAGCAATGGACTATTGGAATGGATAATAGTGCTACAGATACACTTAAATTTCATTATAAAGGTTCAGGAACTGCACCATTAACACCTTCTTCTACTGCTGGAGGAGGGTCTGCAAATTCAGTAATGGAATTAACAAATTCAGGTGCATTAAGTGTTTCTGGAACAGTTACAAGCAGCAATGGAGTTTGTGGTGGACCTACCGTTACTAATCATATTACTAATGATGCTGATGATGTTATGAATGGTAATTTAACATTAAGAAAAGTATCTGATGATGCTAATGCTGCTGAATTAATTTTACAAAAAGAAAGGTCTGATACTACAATAGATGACAATGATTATGTAGGCAAAATATTATTTAAAGCCTATGATGACCAAGGAACTCCAGAGATAATGACTACTGGGCAAATAAGTAACCAAGTTTTAGATGCTTCTTCTAATGATGAAATTGCAAAAATGGCATTATCAGTATTAACAGATGAATTTTCAGATGCTGATGTTCCTACGAATTTTTTAACTGCAAAAGGTATATCAACTGGATTTGGCAATGTTCAAGTTAATTTAGGAGCAAACTCTACTACAGATACTTTTATTCATGGTCAAACAAAATTTACTGCATCAGTTAATGGCTCAGAGGCTACAAATGGTAAAATACATGTATTTCCTTATGCTACTTCTGTTAGCCCTTATATATTAATTGAGTCATTAGCAGATAATGGTGATTATCTTAAATTGCAAACAAATGCCTCAGGAGCTTCAACAATATCTACAGTTGATGATGGAGGAACAGAAGCAGATTTAACATTAGACCCAGATGGAGAATTAATTTTAACCCCTGTTACAGAAGTTCAATCAGATGCTCCTTTAAAAATTAAAAAAATTGCTGATGCTGTTGCAGATACAGGAAATTATGGGCAAATATGGGTTCACGATACAGTACCTGTTGAATTATGTTTTACAGATGATGCAGGCACAGATATAATTGGTATTGGTAAATATGAATATGATATTAAATTTATTGGATATAATGGTTATGGAACTGCTTCTTATTTGCCAATAAATGGATACATTTTTGACCAAACATCTACAACAAGTAGAAACGAATACCATAGTTTTATTGCTCCTTATAATGGAATAATAGAAAAAGTTTCATTTAGAAGTGAAATTGCACAAGATGGAGATTTAAGATTAGATGTATTAGAATCAGCAGATGGAACAGAAGTGCCAGGTACAGGAATTTTCAGAGGTTTAACAACAGTAGATATAGCAGATGATACATATCAAGAGTTAGATATGGCAAATCCTACTGTAGGGACTGCATATGCACCTTTAACTAAAGGTAGAATTTATGTTTTATATTTAGTATGTCCATCTGCTCCACAAGATACAAATGTTACAGTTGTTTTTAAATGGGATATAACTACTTAATAATAAATATTGGATTAATATAGAATAATGGATATATTTAACAGACAAATTATAGAGAATAATTATGGCTACAATTAGAAGAAGAACTGGTGTAAGGCAAACACCAGATATTAGAGATAAAGAGCAATCACCACCACCTCCAGTAGGAATGGCAATGACTGTTGGAAATCTTGGTATGAAAGTTGCTGAAATGAAAGATACAGCAGTTAAAACTAAAGTTACAGAATCAGGTATATTAAATAATAAAGTTAGTGACACTGGTGCTAATGTGCAATATAACGTATTTGAAACAACACCTCCAGACAAAGGTATGGGATGGCTTAGACCTAAAGGTGATAGAATACAGTTAAACACAGAGGTTTCAGATGCATTAAAAGTTTTTGAAAAAACAGGTGAAGGAGTTTCTAGTGAGGTTAGTAATCCTGGAGTTTGGGAGAAACAATTAGCTGATGCAGGATTTAGTGAAACAGAAATAGCTAAAGAATTTGGTTATGAATCTGCAGATGCGTTTGCTAATGCAAAAGCTACTAATACTGTAGAATTAAAATTATCTGATGGGACTACATATACTCCTGAAAAAAATTACTTTTCTGATGTTGTAAAAGATGCAAAATTACCTGAAGGAGATGTATTAAAAGCTGGAGAGCTTAAAGAAACAGCAACAAGTCAATTTCAAAATTTTATATATGGTTCTTCAGGCATAGAAGGACAAACTATTAGTTCTCCTATGGTTCCTGATGCTTCGGCTACAATAGGTACTGTAGGTAAAAGTGCAGTAAATCCAGCTACTGGAGAATTAGTTACTCATACAGTAAGTGGTACACAGTTAGCTTCAGGAGGTAAAGTAATGACACTTGCAAATGGTAATGCTATTCCATTAAGTGGAAAAGCTTTAGCTGTAGAAAAAGCAACAATTACTGCAGTAAAAGGAGGAGCTGATGCAGCTTCTGCCTCTGCCTCTGCAAGTACAGCAAAAGCATCAGTAGGAGCTAAAGTATTTGGAGATGTCGCAGGTGCACATGCAGCTGCAAAAGCAGCAGGAGCAACAGCCGCAGAAGTAGCAGCCGCAGGAGCAGCCGCAATAACTCCAGTAGGATGGACACTTATAGCCTTAGCTATTGTTGCAGCTGGAGTAGAAATTACTAAAAGAGATAAGAAAAAGAAAAAAAGAAGACAGCGTAGAGCTGGAAGGAGGGTTTAAAAATGGCAAAGAGTCCTTATAATGCGGTAGGGGGCGACCCATTACCTTTTAGAATACCTGAATTAGCAGAATTTGGTTTTGGAGAAGGAGGAGCAGCTGGAGCTAGAATAGAATCACATCCTTTCTACAGACACAGACTTAATAAAAGATATATGAAAAGAAGTGGTTCACGAGGATTTAGGTACAAAATAGGAGGTAAAGATTCAGCACCTATTAGATATTTAAAACCTGGACATGACGAAGATTCTGGATTAGATGTAGACCAATGGCAAGCAATTACTAAAGGTGGTGGTTTAGCATCAGATGCAATGGTAGGTCTTGCTGGTGTTCAAGGCGGCAAATGGTATTCTCAAAGTCAATTTGATGAAAGTGGGCAACTTAAAGAAGGTGCTGAAGGATTTGGAGGTAGAAGTGTTTATGGAACTTTAGCACAAGGTCAGGAAAATTGGCGAGGTGTATATGAAGGAGGTGGATATGGTTATCCTTCATGGGCTGAAGGTTGGTATGAACCAGCTAGATATGTAGGTCTTGAACAGCAATTATCTCGTATGGGTGCTGTAGGTTCAGATGCAGAAAATTTTAGAGCAGCAAGTGATATAGGAATACCTCTTTCAACTGATTCAAAATATGGATTAGATACATCAGGTTTAGATATGAGTTCTCCTGTAGTTAAATCAGCTGCAGGTCAATTTGCTTCATTAACTGGTGAATTAACAGGAGCTGAAGAAACTCTTCAATCACAATTGCAAAGTGTTTATGGTGGAGGTGATGTTAGAGGAAGTCTTGATAAATTAGAAATGGATAGAAAGTTAGCTTTAGATGAATTAAAAGGTCAGAGACTTGGAGTTGCAAGAGAAAGATTACCACAAATGGAAAGAGCTCAAGCTCAAAGAGCAGCTACTGGATTAGCATATTCAGGTCCTCTTGAAAGAGCAATACAATACGGAGAAACAGAGCAAATGGGTAAAATGGGCCAAATAGCTAAAGAAAAAAGAAATTTAGAAAAAGCTTATGAAGGTGATGTTGCTGCTGAAAAAGACAAAGCTAGAGAAGCTCAAAGACAATTCTCAGGAGCAGGTGGTGCTGTACAAAATTATTGGGAAAATATAAAAGATATATTTGAAAGTGCTAGAACAGGTGCTGAAGAAGTAGGTATGGCTGGAGAAGATTTATTAAATGCATGGTCTGATTTTGGTCAGGGTAAAGGTTTGCAAGGAACTGATTTAGGAGGCATGGGAGTTACTGGTTATACAGCATTTACTGAAGGTCAAGCTGGTGGTTATGCCCCTGTTACAGAATTTCAGCAACAGCCTGTTAGAGCTGCAGAATTTGCTGACCAAATGGTTCAACAAGCTATAGGTAAGATTTCAGGATTAAGTGCTAATCCAGAAATAGACCCTGATTATATGCCATAAGGAGATTATAAATGAGCAGAGATAGAGATAATAATAGAATGGCTTTAGCAGTATTAGATACTATTGCTAATATGTATAGTACGTTTCAAAATAAACAACTTGCAAATGCTGAAATAGAATCTAGAAAAGAAATACAAAAAATAAATAATCAGCATTTAGTTGATTACAATAATCATAAACAAAACTTAAATGCTCAAGAAGAATCTTTAATGCAAATATTTAATCAGAATAATAGAGAATTACAGAATATAAGAAATGATGTAAAAAATCTTGGATTAGTTGAATCTGACTTTGTAGATTTAGCTGACAAGCATAAAACTCCAGGAGGAGATGAAGTGCTTACAGGATTAAAAAATAGCTATATAGATGGGTTTAATGTAAGATATAATGTTGGAAAAACTGTTCAAGAAAATATTTCAAATATAGAAAAAGCAAATCAAATTGGTGATGCTTATATAGATGATATTAAAAATAGATTATCAATACTGCATGATGATATAAACTATTTTCAGCAAGATTTTATAAAAAAAGAAGGTTATCCTGAAGGAACTCCTCTTGAATATATCCCTGAATATGAAAATATATATGACAAATCAGATTTAAGAAGATTTATAGATAAATACAGTCCTTATCATCCTGAACAAAATATTAATGGGTATAATGTAGATGATGTAAGTAATTGGCCTGATGAATTTCAAGTTAGTGATGGCCAAACTATAAAGAAAAGTCAATTAATAGAAGCTATAAATTCTGGAGACATACAATCAGAAAATGAAATTAGGAATTTTTGGAAAAACTCAACTGCTAGAAAAGAAGCATTTGCAGACAATGTGTTATTTGACCCATATGGAATTACAGAAGATAAGGTAGATGATATTAGAAGTAAGCTATGGGAAAAAGATATTCTAAATGAAGGTGGTAAAGTATTACCTAAAAGTTTATTTGACAAAGAAACAAAATTAGAAAATAGAATAATATCTGAAAGAAATTCTATAAAAAGATTAGAAAGTAATGAAGCTAAAAGAATCGCTAATTTGCTTTGGGAAAACAAACCTGAAAATGTAGATACTGTACAAAAATTAAGAGCATCTAGAGATAAAATAGTAGTAAGCCAAGCTGAAGGTTCGCAATATAAAGATTTACGAATTTTTAAAGATTTTGGAAAAGGTTTAGAGAAATTAGAAAAAACAATTACTCCAAATAACTATGAGGTTCAAAAAGCATTAATAGGTGATAAAATTATTGGGGCATTAAAAAAATATTCAGATAGAGATTTTAGAAATAAGGATATAGAATTAGATTTAGTAGGAAGTGGATTAGAAGGAAAGTATACAACTTTAGGAGATTTAGTCGACACTTTTGATAAATCTCAAACTCAACATGAAAAAAATGCTATGTTAAAAATACTGCATGATATTATTGTGCCATCTAGTAGTGAAAGACAATCTAGTGAAGGCATGTATAAAGAAGGTTATTTAGACCAATTAGATTTTTATAATTTCATTGGAAAAGGAAAGAAAGAAAATATAGATGTTA